TAGTGGTATAGCGAAGACCTTTAATCGGGGGGAAGGAGTATCTCACCTCACCCAAGTCTGGTATATCTAATTCAGACTTCCACTTGTTATAGTGTGGGACAAAATCTTTTCTTCCAATCATACGAGCAAAGGCTAACTCTGACCCAGCACATACAACGTGTTGCCACATCTCCCATAAGTCACCCTCAGAGTAATTTACATTACGAGTAGGGTCACCGAAGTATGGTTTCTGTCGCTGATAACCTACCTCAACTACAGTTGCCTCTTCAGTTGAACTTAAAGAGTATGTCCACATCTAGTATGCGCTCTTATCCTTACGCAGAATACGGATAGCCCAGTTCATACCAACAGTAACACCCTCTGTCCACTCATCTGTGACGGGTGGCTTGGCTTCTTCAATCTTTATAATCATTGCAGCAATCTCTTCTGCTACCTTAGCCATTACTAACTGACGCATCTCTTGCGTCGTGTCATCTTCTTCTTCTCTTAGCATCTCTTATCCATTCTCTGGTATGTCTTCGATGTACATATACTCAGGGTTAAATGATAGCCAACAAGTCAGGTTAGCGTTGGCATCGGCACGCCCATATCTATTCTTTACAGGAGCGACAGCCATAGAAGTACCGACAACACCCAGAGTGCAGATAAGTGCAGGAAGTTGTGCCACCTTACCTTGGAGGGCAGAACGAGGTTGGCAAGGGTTACCCATAACAGCCTCAGAAGTGTGGTGTAAAATAATAATAGCAGTGTTAGTTGCACGAGCAAGGTACTTCAACTCCTTCATAATCGCACGCATAGATGCGAACTCTTCTCCACCATCTGTGGCTATGTCCATCAAGTTATCTACAAAGATAGCAACAGGTGGGCAACCCCAGAGTTCCTCAAAGGCTTGGACTTCTTCATCTATATCTTGCAAGGTAGGTGATGATTCAAATGACCAGACAATATGGCTACTCTTTTGTAGCACAGCCTTCGTCCAACCAGGGTCAGCATTCATTAGGTTCTCAACATCAGTCTGGTTCTTACCAGAAATCATTGAGGCTAAACGCATAGCCATAGTGTGTGCATTGGTATCTGCTGAGATGTATAGGCAAGGTACCTTCATCTTCAACGCTAGTGCAATAGCAAGTGTTGACTTACCTACACCAGGTGTACCTGCAAGCATAGATACTTCTGACCTGCGAAATATAATCTTGTTGTTATCAAATGTTTTGAAGCAACTTGGTAGCGGTTCACCGCCAATATCCTGTCGTCCTACACTTCTTACTAAAGTTCTCATTACATCTCCTGTCTTAAGTTGGAAGAGGGGCAATCACCTTCCCCGTCTGACTACCCCTCCACCAATTCTTATAGCATTTCTTCTTGTATTAGTTCACGGGTTTGCACTGGTCTGGTGTTCCCTGTGGTGTCGGGCAAGCCCAAAATGCGTAAGGCTTCCCGTTGGTCTTGCTCACTCCCTGTCGGAAGATGCGTGCTCCGTGTACGCAAGTCGGCGTAGACATCCCTGCTTGCCCTGCGGAAGGACTCGGCGCCTGGGTTGCTACGAAGGATGGCGCTGGCGCGGTGTCTTGAGTTGAACCGCCAGTCGCTAAAGGGAGTACTGTGTAAGCAGCAGCAACCGCCTTAGATGTAGCAGCAATCTGATGTGAGTAGTCTGTAATACCTTCAAGCATTACGCTCAGTTCATCTGCTGTGTTGGCACGAATGTTAATCAAGTCACCATTAGGAGACTTAACCGATACTTGCAACTTCCAGTTTTCTGTTGTCATTTCTTTTCCTTTGTGAATTGGCAATGTGCTGTGAGTCCACAGAAATTGCACGATTGTAGGTTCGGTAGAAATATACCAGCCTTGCGTGCTTTATCAAACCCATCGACAAAGTACTCAAGCGTGTCTAGCGTATATCTACTTAGGTCAATCATCTCTCCTGTCCCCGACTCACGAGACATCCAGTAGTTTCCTAGATTGACTTCTGCTCCTATCATCTGTTCGACTCCTACTTTGTAGAAGCCTAACTGAAGGTCAGAGGTTGGGCGTGTACGTGATGTCTTCAAGTCAACGATAACTAACTTACCGTCTACCTCAAAGATTCTGTCAATAAACATCTTCACTGGTACACCTGAGATTACTGGATTCAACTCCAGTTCGATGGCACGAGCACCTTGTGGAGTTGTCCAGATTTTCCAGTTAGGATTGTTCTTGCGCCACTTGATGTAGTTGTCTACCCAAATGGAACCATTAGTGTCCCACCAAAAGCCATCCTCTTTGTTAGGATTGTCCTTGGTTGAACGTCCTGCACGTCGTGCAGTGTTGAGGTCTAAACCTTCGGTTTCTTTCTTCCAAGCCTTAGCCCATAGTTCATTCGTTGTCATAGTCGTACAACTCCGTTGCGTAGTGGAATGCACGGCCACCTGCTGACCAGATGCTTGGCTCCTCAGGTACCTGCAGTAGTCTGCCTAGGTAGTACTGATAACCGCAAGTCAGATAGGTTGTGAATGCTGAGTAACTGATGTGCTCAGGTAGAGTGTAATCATTTAACTTAATCAAGGCGTTCTTCTACAAAGTCGGTCAGGTCATCAAGGTCCTTGCGAATTTCCTCAATGAGGATTACGAGTTCATCAATCTCCGATAGGAGAATCGAAACCAATGAATCAAACTCGTCTGGTTTTCTTTTGAATGGGTTGTGCATTTATTCCTCCGTCTAGTAAGTTGTTAGATAGTACCCCTATCAAGGACAGGAGGGTACTTAAAACAAGGGTACTATCTAAATCTATTGTAGTATATAATAATAATTATATATATTATATAAGGCGCTCCGCGCCTATATATTATTTATATGTTATTATATAACTAAGTATACACAGACAGGACACTTAATGGAAAACGACACGCCGAACTATCCCAACTGGTTTGATAGCCAGAAGTATAACTTTGAGAATCACCTGACCAAGTTCAAGGGCAAACCTAACCTCAAGTTTCTACAGGTGGGTGTATATACTGGCGATGCCAGTGACTGGTTACTGACCAGTATTCTTCTTGACCCATCATCAACCCTTACCGATGTAGATACCTGGCAAGGTTCAGATGAGCGTGAGCACGAGGCTATGGATTTTGATGCAATCTATGGAATCTATCTCAACCGAATGGACAAGTACGAGAACGTAATGTCCATCAAGGGTGACTCAACCTATGTGCTACCTAACCTCAAGGAGAAGTACGACTTCATCTACATTGACGGTGACCACACCGAGAAGGCTGTCTATCGTGATGCCACCAATGCGTGGCCACTGCTTAAGTCCCAAGGCATCCTTGCCTTTGATGACTACCTATGGGGTCAGGATGTTCACCCATCCCTTCGCCCTATGATTGCTATAGATAATTTCCTGCAAGAAAAGCAGGGTGAGTACGTACTACTCAGCCAGGATTACCAGGTTTGGATTCAAAAGAAATGAGAAAAAGACCCCCACTCCTAGGTAAGTACCTAGAGGTGAGGGTCTTAGTGTCTCTATGGGGCTGTTAGGCCCCTATTTGAGGGTGTTTACTTCTTGCTTCCAATGCCAAATTCCTTGGCCTTAGGGTCTAGTGCCTTCCAGAGTGGGGCAATGAACGCTGATGCGAAAGCATATGCCAGCGTCTTTGGGTCTGTCACTCCTGCTGCGTACAAGGCCACCACTGCTGGGACCGCTGCACGTGCGTAAGTAGTTGCCATAGCAACGAGTTTAGTTGTATTCATTTTTCTCCTTATGACTTGAAGACTGGCTTACCAAATCCCACGATAGTCACAGCCTGTGACCTGCGGAGTTTAGAACCATTCTTCTTCTTGTAGGCACGTACCTTCAGGCAGACTTGCCCTCCGTTACGCTGGTCACCCTTCTTATCTGGGGCAGTGTTGCCTTCGATACAGGTGACCGTCCCGTCTCCGTTGTCCTTGACTACAATCCCAATATGGGAGATGCGGTCAACGCCATCGTTCGGGAAATCAAAGAATACCACGTCGCCAGGTAGAGGGATTGCTTCCTCTGCCTTCTCCCATTGCTTCTTTTTCATAAAGGCTGTTGCTCCTGCCACTGTAGATACACAGTTAGGAATCTTCAAACCCACTTCATTGGCACACCAGTTCACAAAAGAACCGCACCAAGGTAGGAAGTTTGCTTTTGTAAATGCGCCGTACTTTGTCTCGTTTTCCTTCGGACCTTCAATTACACCTAGTTCGCCTTCGGCTACCTTGATGAAGTCTAGTCTTTGTCCCATTTACTCACTCGCTTTCTTGTCAACCTTAGCAAAGGCTGCGTTGATTTCTTCTGATGTCAGGCTTCCATCTGCTAGGTAGAAACGGGCTAGTGCTTCTAGTACACGGGCTGCACCTAGTGCACCTGCCAGTACTGCTGCTTGCCATACTTGAATACCTACGAGAGAACCAGCACCAATAACTCCGAGAGACTCAGCAGCGATGACTGCAAAAATTCTCATCATTACGTTCTTTAGTGTGTCCATTATTCGTCCTTTAGATTTCTGATGTTGAGTGTGATTGCCCACGCAACAAGTGTTGCAATGATTGCGTAACCAACGATTGTCTTTGCTGAACCATCAAGAACTACCCAGGCAATAAACATACCTAGCAAAGTCCATAGTTGATTGGCTATGTCTGAAAAGAATTTCTTCATTATGGTTTCCTCCGATAAGCGCTGGCAGCACCAGCAGCAGCAGTTACTGCAGCCTGTCCAGCAATTTGACCTACGATAACTGCAGCAACAACAGTCTTCTCTGACTCTGCTCTTTCCTCGGCACTCATATCTGCACCGATAGAACCAAGTGCAAGGAGTGCCTGTGCTGGGTCTGTAAAGATTGCGTTAAGTAATTCGCCTGGGTTCTCAAGAACCATCAAGGCGGCAGCAACTTCTGCTGTAATAACAACTTCGTTTCCGTTCTCATCCTGACGAACTTCAACTGGTGTCTCGGCTGGCAAATCAGCATAGGTAAGACCTGCTGCCTGGATTGCCTCTGCCGTTACTGGTTGGCCGTTGGCCTCTTCAATAATTGCCTGTGCTACAATTTCTTTCTCTTCATCGGTAGCATCTTCATCGGCAACAGGAGGTTCAGGTTGTATTGGTTCAGGCGTTGGTTCAGGTTCGGTAAGTTCAACCTCAGGCTCAAGTACCTCTGGTTCGTCAATGACCTCAGGCTCCGTAGGAGTTTCAACAACGGGTTCTTCAACCACTGGTTCTTCTACAACTGGCTCGTCTACTTCAGGAACCTCAGGGCTAGGCTCTTCAACCTCGTCTACAATAGGTTCTGGCTCAGGTTCTGGTATAGGGTCTGGGATAGGTTCAGGTAATGGTTCAGGTTCTGGCGTTGGTGGCGGTGCCACTATTGGCTCTGGTTGTACTACTGGTACTGGCTCGGGAAGAGGAGTAACTACAGGTGTTGGATTTGATTCTACTGTTTGGGTATCTACCGTTGATGTTTCTGCTGGTAGCACAGGTGTTGGAGATTCGACACTTGAAGTCGGAGTATCAACAGTCGCTGAAGTTGTCTCAGTTGTGGAAGTCTGAGTATCAGAAGTTGTTGTTGCAGTCTCAGAAGCGGTTACGCTCTCAGAAGATGGAGCAGTCGAACTCTCTGAAGGGGCAGTCGCTGTCTCAGTTGCCGTCACAGTTTCCGACTGAACGGTCTGCGTCTCAGGATTGGGACTTGCAACAGGGGTAGGGTTTATAACTACGCCATTGTAGTAACCAGTAGAACTATCAGAAAGATTGTCACTAATATAAAGAGTGAATCCTGGTGGTGCATATCCTCCCTCACAAAATAGTCTAGGAATGTAACCTTTATCTGCAAAGAATTGGTTAGAGTTATCCCATCCAATTTGATATGTCTGCTGTGTGCCTTCTTGATTGGCACAGGTTACATCTGAGTATGCAGTTGCTGCATATGCTTGAGGGTAGAGCAGAAATGTAGTTCCAATTAAAATAAAGAGTACTGATAACTTACTTGCTTTCCTTCTCGCAGAGGAGGAGATAGATTTGGTCAACTCGTGTTTCCAATCGGTTCACTTGGTCTTTAACGGAACCGCCCCCATTTGGTTTTAACTCTGATAGATA